TGAAGATAGCTGGGCTCGCGTAACGGACTGGCACACTGGTAGGTATGAGCCTCAGGCTGAGGATGAGAACCTTGTGAATCGGTTGAGTGCGATCAAGGCTAATTGTTTAACAGCCTCTATCCGTGGAAGTACTTTACATTGTTTTTGTATCGGAGGCTGCCAGGTTTTGTTCCCACGGCACTTCTTCTCTGTGCGGGATGAGGATGGGCAGGTTGGGCTTGTTCCTGTCGATACCCCTTTTATCCTTAATAGGGGTTCCCAGAGGCTTCAGATGAGCTTTGATCCTAGGAGAGTTAAGGCTTATTGGAGTGAGGGTGAGGATATTGATTTGGTTGTGTATGATTTTAGTGGTTATATGCAGCCCATGAGAGATGTGACTCGTCATTTCGCCACGAAGGAGGAGCACCAGAGGATTGGTAGGTGTAAGGCTACTCTTGTCAATTCTAAAATGGAGATGGAGACTAATGCTTATTGCACGACTCAGCGGACCACCTATAGTTTAGACTCTGAGAATGTCAAAGAATTGTTCGTTTCTGACCAATGGCGCTACAGAGCTTTGTCCAAGGGTGACTGTGGTACCATTCTGTTTAGCAATTCGGCGTGCAAGATTTTGTCTTTGCATGTCGCGAGTGCTACGAGCATGTTGTCTGGAGAAGGCATTGGTGTGAGGATAACCCAGGAAGCTGTTGTAGCTGCTCTTGGGGCAGTGAATGAGGTGGTGATGGCCCAGGAGGGATTAGATGTTAAGGAGGTTGCTGACGAGCTCACGACTATCCCAGCTGCCGATAGTGTTGCCCTTGTAGGTGAGTTGCAGAGAGTGACTTTCCGTAGTGATCCTAAGAGTGAGTATAAGAAGTTGCCTTATATTGAGGAAGAATGGGCCCAGCCAGACGCATATCTGCCATCTGTGATCGGTAAGGTGCATAGTAGTAACCCAGGGCACCTTACCATAGATATCCAGAGGGATGCCATGGAGAGCTTCTTCAAGGTTGTGAAGCCTTTTCCAATATCTGAGGTTGAGATAGCTATGGAGGACGTTTTCGATCAGTTTGAGTATAAGCAGGTTGAGCGACCTCCAAGAGCCCTGACTGATGCTGAGTGTATTAACGGGGGTTTGGTGTGCTTGGGCTCCATACCCATGCGGACTTCTGAGGGGTACCCTTGGACGCAGGATCGCCCTAAGGGTGTGAAAGGTAAGAAATGGATGTTCTCTGAGGATGTCCCACGTGTCATCACGCATGAGCCTCTGAGACAGGCCCTAGAGCGGCACGAGGATAATTTAACCAGAGGGGTTTGTCCAGCCTTTGTTTGGGAGCCTAATCTCAAGTCTGAGATGCGGCCCTATGATAGAGTGATGGGAGTTGGAAGAGATGGGAAACCCAAGACGCGTATGATTATAGCTTCGCCAGTGGATGCCACTATCCTTTTCCGGAAGTATTTTGGTGATTTCATTAGTCATGTTTACGCTGGTTTTGATGTGTATGAAACAGCTGTCGGCATGAATGTTTTTAGTAGTGATTGGGAGCAGATGATTAGAGGACTGTTGTGCGCTTCTGATGTCGGCTTCGACGGGGATTACTCTGGCATGGAGTC